ACTGCCGGGCGGCCACCTCCTCGCTACGGCGGCGCCAATATTCGGCCGGCTTCATTCGCCCTCACCGTCATCGGTCGGCTGCTGACCACCAAGCTGATCGTAGCCGTCAACTGGCTGAAGGGCTGCTGCTCGCTCTTGTCGAATCCGCTCCAGTTCCTCCCTCACGTCCGTCACCCACGGATGCTGGGCGACCAGCGTTTCATCGGACAATATGCCCATACTGTTGCGGATGTTCGTGATCGCGTCGGTCTCGTTGATCAGGATGTCACGGTTGAACACGAATTCGACATCCTCGTCCGCGAAGTCCCCGGCGCCAGTGTTGGCCAAGTGGACGTTCACGAACCACATGAGCTGTTCAAGCGACGCCTGGAACTCGGTTTCCATGATGTTGGCGTCCATATCCAAGTCCGCGTACAGAAACTTGAGTGCCACGCCCGAACGGTCGCCTCCGAACCGCTCCGACTGCGTGTCCACCCCGCGGCCGAATTCATAAATGTCCTTGCGGAGCCGGTCCAGGTGCTTTTCGTTCGCTTCAGTATCGATATTCAGGTCGATCGTATCAACCCCGCCGCCAAGGTCGCCCATAACCTTCACGGCTCGATACAACGCCACGTTCCGCCGGAATTCCCCGAGATCCTGCCCGTCGTAGTTCTTGAGCACATAGATGCTGTTGGGCAGATCCTCCAGGTTGTTCGCGTGATCGCTCGTCTTGGCATCGTAGTCATCGACGAGCGACTTGATAACCTGGATGAGGGGCAGCTCCTCGTCGTTGTATTTGAAGCAGATGAACGGGACCTTTTCCCAGTTCATCGCTTGCTCCTGTTCGCCCTGCACAACGACAAAATGGCTGCCAACATCGCCCGCCTCCACGTCTGGGACCAGACCGCCGGAGTCGAGCACGTATCGGCGCACGCCGTTCGTGTCCCAAAACTCCACTTTCGTGACGATCTTCCGGGTCGTCCCCTCGTAAACCTCGACCTCGTACACGCGGATGACCGCGTCCAGCTTCGTGTGGTCCGTGTCGCGCCACAGCGGGATGATCTCCTCAGACGGGATCTTTTTGAACGACAGCCGGCCCTCCTCGTCGTAGTAGACGTGCAGCCAAGCTTTGCCTTTGTTTACGGCTTCCTTCCCGAGGTTCTTCAGCAGCCGCAAAAAAGACCTGTCGAAAATTTCGTTCAACAGGTCCAGATACTGTTCGTTTTCGGTCTGGATGCTGAGCGGTTTTCCGAGCAGGTAGCCGATTTTCTGGTCGACGAGTTTGCGGACAAACGCGTGGACCAGCTTGTTGTTGGCCAGGTTCTGCACCTCGACCAATTCGCCGTTCTCGCCGATCGCCGTGCGCTTCCGCTGCAGGATGTCGTGGTCGCCAACGTAATACCGTTGGCCGGTGAGCATCCAGCGGCGCTCCTCGGATCGAAGCCAGATGTCAACTTCGTTTTTGATGATCTGATCCAGTGTCATGGCTGCTCGAGCACCGGACTCAATGATGTCGATGATTCGCTGCGTTTCAGTGGGCATGCCGTCACCTCCTGTCATTTAAAGCTGATCGCCGGTCCGCGGATCTCGCTTTCAAGCGCATACCGCACGGCGTCGATGCTGTGGTTGTCGCGGTCCGGATATCCCTCCTTCCAGCCGCCGTTGCCGTCAGGCTCCAGTTCGTACCCTTCGAACTCGCGCGCCGTATTCGGACAGCGGACCGGGTCGATGATGATCTCGTCCAGGTCTTGCAAAAACTTGATTCCGTGCTCCACACTGTCCGGTCCTTTCTTCGCGCCGGTGATGTTCACACCGAGATTTCGAAGCTCCGCGATCGTCCGCGGCTCAGCGCTGTCGGCAGTCACTCGGGCATTGCTCTTGTTCTCGGCCTTGATGGCGTCCGCCAACGCCCTATTGCTCATGCTGACCTTGTGGATCTCGTAGAAGATGAACAGCCGGCGCCGCGTGGCGTCGAAGTGCATGACCGCATAATGCGTCGGGTGCGCTGCGAAGCCGAAGTCGAGCCCGCGCTTAATGCGGTCGAACGTCGCAATCTCATCGTCGCTGATCCGGCGCAGCGTCAGGTTGCGGAACACCTCACCGCCGGTCCCGACGTCCTCGCCCAGGTATTCATGCCTGTACGCCAGTTCATTCCGCTGCCGCAGCGTCTCGGCCTCGATAAAGAACTGCTCGCCGAGCCATTCGCGCGGCACGCTGCGATAGTCACTATGGTGAACCAGCCAGCCGGCCGGCGGGTTGTTCTTGTATTCATGCACCCAGCGCTTGCGGCTCTTCGGCGGGTTGTACGTGTAGAACACCTTGTACCCGTCGCCCCCGCGCAGGGCCGTCTGGTTGATGCTGCGGATGTCCTCGATGCTGAACTCGTCAGCCTCTTCGTACCAGACAAACTTAAAAAAGCCTTTGCGAAGCCGCAAAGACTTGATCTTGATGGGATTATCCGCACCGCGGAAGATGATCTTCTGCCCGGTCGGCTTGTATGTGATCCGGAGCGTCGACGCCGGCATGTCGAACAAATGCGCCAGCCCCAGCTTTTCGATCGCCCAGACGAACGACTCATACACCGACTCACGCAACGTGTCTTTGACCTTCCGGAGCGCCAGGGCGTTTGCATTCGGATCTTTGAGCATCCCCGTGATGATCTCAGTCGGCGTAAACGACGACTTCGTGCTGCCGCGGCCGCCGCCGAGCAGGAAATGCGTCGCAGCGTCTTCCTTGATCGCGTGATGTACCTCGTAAAAGCTCGGCGCGATCAGCTCTGTCAGCCGCACCTGCATCTCAACCCTACCACCTCCGCGTGGACATATGTACATAATCCCGAATTTTGTACATATGTCTGGACGTTCAATCTCCAAAATCAGCCGATTTTGGCTGTTACGACCGATTTTGACGAGCACCGTTCAGGCGCCTTGCCGGCTGATTTCATACGCAAAGTGCAAATTGCACGAACTCGCTCCAGCTCGTCATTGCTCCGGATTTCGCGGCACGTCATCGACGATCTGGACGGCTCCCTGGACGTCGACCTGCTGCTTGTCGATCCACATACCGAACCTCTTGCCGAGGAGCTCCAGCGCTTTGATCTTGTCCGCAAACCGGACTTCGCGCTCGATCATCTCCGTCTCGCCGCTCATTGTCTTAACCTTCACGCTGGTGATCGCTGCGCGGTCATCTTCAGCAGCGCTATCGAGCAGCTCAGCCGTGTCCATGTTGACCAACTGCGTCGGATCCAGAAAGGCGATGCGGGCAAGCTCGCGGATAATGCGCTCTTGCGTAACGCCGGTGCGCCGCGAATGTTCGGCCATGCGCTCGTCGATGTACGCGCGAACCCTAGCATTCGCTAGCAGCCTCGCCCCTGTCACGTCAGCAGACCGCGGACTGTAACCCGCTCGGATCGCTGCCGCAGTCGCGTTCATGTCAATGAGCCACTCGTCCGCAAACCTCTGTTGCTTTGGCGTCAGCTTCACCCTGCATCACCTCCGAATCCAAAATAATAAGCACCCTCGTAGGGTGCTTAAGTTTTTTAGACTGCCGCAAGTTGAATAATCATTGCTTCTCCTTGAGTATCAAACGCCATTTCTTTAATTTCGTACTTATCGCCGTGTACTATAGCAACGCCAGCGATTTTCATCGCGTTTATTTCCTCAACGGTAAAGAACCATGCAGGGGAATTCAAATTTTTATCCCCAATCCTAAACCAAGTTCTGATCTTCACCACATCATCGCTCATTAGTCTCACCTCCTCCTGTCACACTTCGACACAAGGCTAGGAATTCCCTGCCAAAACACCGGACGCCGCCCCGCACCTATCCGGCTCGGCAGGAGGAGGTGAGGGCCGCTACTCACCCGCGAGGCGGCGGACGAAATAAAGAAAGAGCCCCGCCATTCGGCGAGACTCAGGATAATCAAAAAGCGCCCCGTAAAAAGGGCGCACTAAGGGCACTGTCAAATTGTACGTCATCTGCACGTCATACGCACGTCATTTGCACGTCAAGAACTTTCTGTTTTGCGCGCTCAACGTAC